CAGGGACGTCTTTAGGTAGTGGTCAATTTTCGCCTAAAACAAGTAAAGGAAGATCAGGTTATTAATGGCCAAGATAACAAACTACATACCTGAACCTAAAGAGGAATACGATGTAGAGAATCAAAGACAGATACTAGAGTCTTTAACTACATTACAGAATCAATTAAATTTTTCGTTTCAACAAGACTTGAAAAACGAACAAGATGCATTTAATTACTTTTTAGCATGAGTATAAATTATAAAAATCAAGGTTTTAAACAAACCGGTACAGGTAAAACTACAGTGCTTACTTGTCCTACCGATGGAACGATTATAATTAAAAGTATATATTGCGCTAACAATGATGCGTCATCAGCTATTTTAGTTAATATGAATTTTGTTGACTCATCAGATTCTAGCACTGAGTATGAATTTTTTAGAGATGACGTGGCTGCTAAGACGCAAGTAAATGCCTCACCTCAAGGCTTGAATTTAGAAGCAGGAGATGCTATAACAGTGCAAGCAGCTACAGGTAGTAGTAAGATACAAGGCCTGATAAATTATGCTTTGATAGATAGAAGGAATGAAAACGGATAACTTACCAAAAATAGATTGTACAACTATAGTAACATATAGAAATACAAAAACTGGTGAAACATATAAAGAGAAGAAAGAAGGACCTGATATTGTACGAGACGTTACTGTGCAGGTAACTAATAAAGGTTTAGAAGTCTTCCAGAAAGTGATGAATGATACTACGAAATCAAAACCCTAAGGGTGGAACAGAATTACAATTTGAATATTTAAAAAAGCACGTTGATAAAAATTTATTAGATCAAGTACAGATCTGTACTTCAGTGCCAGAAAAAATACCTTTGCATCCGACCAAACCAAATATACTTTGGCAAAAAAATTCTTACGATCAACCTAACTTAGCTCCCTGGTTTAGCAATCCTGCTAATCATAATAAATACGACTGGTATGTTTTTAATTCACACTGGACGTATGAAAAATTTAGAGATCATTTTAAAATACCAACTAACAGATGTGTAGTAATTAAAAATGGTATTGATAAAATAGAACAAGCTAAACCATATCAAAAGGGTCAGCCTATAAAGATAATACATCAAAACACACCTTGGCGTGGTTTATCTGTATTATTGGGCGCGATGCAATTAGTAAAAAATCCTTTGGTTACTTTAGATGTATACTCATCTACATAAGTTTACGGTAAACAGTTTTACGATCAAAACGATCATGAGTATAAAGAGCTTTACGAGCAAGCGCATAAACTACCTAATGTTAATTACCTTGGTTATAGACCTAATCAATACATAAAAGATAATTTAAAAAACTATCACATGTATGTGTATCCTAGTATCTTTGAGGAAACATTTTGTATATCATTACTAGAGTGTATGGCTGCAGGTTTATATTGCATCGTCGATGACTTTGGTGCTTTATACGAAACAGGTGCGGAGTTTCCAATGTATATACCTTACGACTCTAATCATAGAGCACTTGCACAGAAATTTGGTTTTGGTATTGAACAAGCATCATATACGTTAGATCAAAAACAAATACAAGATCATTTAGACTCTCAATCTAGGTATGCACATATCTATTACAACTGGAATAAGATAGCCATGCAATGGACGACATTTTTAAAAGGAGTTATAAATGCAAAATCCCAATAAACCTATTTGGTTTGAAAAGAAAAAAACAGTGGAAACAATAGATTTATCTGAACCAGCTGATAGATCTCCATATAAAATTATGGTCTGCACACCTGTGCATGGCAACGTGTCAATGCATTATTGTCAAGCAGTATTAAAGTTTCAACAAGATTGTACGTTAAGAAAAATGCTTGTTAGTTTTACATTAATGCAATCTTCTTTAGTTACACAGGGTAGAAATCTTTGTGTGGCTGAAACGTTAAACCATGAGGATGGTTACACACATTTATTATTTATAGATGCAGATATTGATTTTAATTTTCAAACTATAGAGACTATGTTAAAAGCTGACAAAGATGTTATTGCATGCCCTTATCCAATGAAGTCATTAGACTGGGATAAGATATTTCAAGAAAAAGATAAGGCACAGAATGCAGATCAATTAAAAAGACCTGGGTATACTTTTCCAATAAAACTAGAAGATCAGAATCACATCGAATCTAAATTAGGTATTGTGGAGGCAACTCACGCCCCAACCGGCTGTATGTTAATTAAAAGAACTGTGTTAGAAAAAATGATAAAACACTATCCTGAATTAAAAATATATCAACCCACTAATATCAACGGAAAAGAGGTAACAAAAGAAAATTTTTATAACTTTTTTGATACCATTCATGACCCCGAAACTAAACGTTATTTTGGTGAGGACTTTGGTTTCTGTCAAAGATGGACCGATATGGGCGGTAAAGTATATCTATATATCATGGATTATATAACCCATGTAGGTGAACATCAGTTCTGTGGTAGGTTCTTTGACAACTTAAAACAGGTTGACGATACTAA